ACAACATTATTTTTTTTATTCTCTTCATCATCTTGTTTCTTTTTTTCTTCTTTTTCTTTTTCCTCCTTCTCCTTCTCCTCTAATTTTTTCTCCGAAATTTTCAATTCTTCTTCCATATCATAATAAATAGGCCTACAATCAAACATTTTTATATATTTTCTACTTACAGGCTCTAAATATCTATAAGGAATTGTGTTATCACTATAGAACTCAAATGAACCACGCTTATTATTATATAACATTAATACATTTCCCAATGGGGTTTTCTCCATTACAAAATTATTTTTAAGCTTGTCAAGACGTTCATCAATCACAAATTTTCTAGATAACTCTTCAACCCTTTTATTAAATTTTTCAATACCATCATCACTTTGATATTCTTGTTTTAATTCATTTTCTTTATTACGCAAATTATTTTGTTCTTCTAATAAAAAATTCACTCGCTCCTTCTTTGTTTCGCCAAGATGTGAATCTTCATTATTATCATCATCGCAAATACAATAATCGTCATCAGAGCTTTCATACTTTGTTAGTTTTTCTGTGATTTCAACCATCTTTGACCTAATTTCCTTTAATTTAACAAAATATTCCTCCTCCATAAGTGAAGTGTGAAATTCTAAAAATTTTTCACCGATTAATTTTTTTTCGTTTTCGTCAAAAATAAACTCTTTGCTTAATTTTCTAATATCCTCTAAATATTTATCATCATATTTGGGTTCAGGTATTTCTTCTTCTCCCAAAAGACATTGATTTACATCATTATTTGTATTATCTTCTGATTCGTTCCCTGATGTTAACATTAATTTTGAACGTACATATAAAACAGGCCAAGTAGCTAACTCACGAAAATCATTAGAAACAAAATATAACACAAAATATATACTCATTATTGTGTATAATGTTTCTTGATTAAAAAAATTTAATAATGCCATATCTTATTTATTATTTATCAAATTATTTTTAAGCGATTTCTTTAACAATTTCTTTATCGACTTCTTTAACATCTTCTTTGTTAATTTCTTTTTGGCGTTCATCAAATAAGTCATTTATTTCTTTTGATAAAATTGGCAACTTTATCAACTCATAATTTTTTTCTTCAGCATCCGGGTGCAATCTTACCAAATATAAATCCGTAACTACTTTTCCATATTTTCTCTCTAATATTGCTTTATAGGTATTTAATTGTAAAGCATAATGCCAAAAATTAGCATCCGGCATTTCACATATTAGTTTATTTTTGGCAAATTTATTAAAATTATTGATTCTTGTTATTTCTTTTGAGCGTTTCCAATCATAAATAGATAATGTTCCATCTGGGTTTTCATATACCATGTCAATAGAACCCGATATTTTTAGGTCTTCATCATATACTGTCCATTCTGTACGATATGGTTTCAACTTTGGAAAATCAGAAACAAAATTGATAAAATATTCCCATTCAACCCCTAAATCCGAATATCTTTTATCATATTTTGTTAATATTTTATGCTGTTGAAAAAGTTCATAATGTGTATAATCAAATAACAAAACTTTTGAATTCATAAAGCACTCAATTTCAAAATGGAGGTCAGTACCCGCTGAAGAAACGGACGCACTATTATTGGACCATTGTTTTTTTATTTCTTCTGCGGTTAACCCCCAATATTTATGACCTTCTTTCCAGTTCTTTCCCTTCATCATATTTTTAATGATTAAATCCGCATTAAAAGCTGGAAAATGAGTATGATTCCAAGTGGTAACGGATGTATATTTATTATCAGGGTCATTTGTTATGACGTATTTATGGTCTTCTTCAAAGAATTTGATATATTGGTCGCGCGGGTGGCAATTTCTGGTTGATAAGATAGGATACAAAGTTGGCTTCATAATAAGTAATTATATGTGATTTATTTATTATGATTTAACTGTTTCAATTTTATTTATCTACTTTTTATTTAAAAAAAGTAGAGCAAAAATATTATATTTTATTTTTTATTTCTTCTTTTATTATTTTGACATCCTTCTTTAAATCCTGAATTTCTTTGATTAAAATACCTATTATTCCATTATAATTTACACTTTGTAAATTTTCTCCATCTTTCTCTCCTGTTACCAAAAATGGATACACTTCTTGTAGCTCATGAGCAATTAAACCTATATCTTGTTTTTCTATCTTAATATTTTTGTAAGTAACTGGTCTTAAATTATCGATTGTAAAAGTTTCATCTAGATTAATTATATTTTCTTTAATACGGTAATCTGATGAAATATTGTAACCTGTAGCATAAAGTTCTTGTGAAAAATTACCATTTCCGGAGACATCTAAAGCATAAATGGAAGTAGGATTATAAACCCCACCGATACCCACATAAGTCCCTGGGATTTTTATTTTTTCTTGGCTTGTTCCGAAAACCATTTGATATGAAGCATCTATAATAGCTGCGTGTCCTATTGCGGTTGATTGTGTATAAATATTTAATGAACTATCTACATTAGTTTCTTCACCTAAAAATGTATTGTAACTGGAATTTCCTGATAAATCAGTGCCCGCAAAAACACCAATAGCTGAATTATGGCCTCCTATTGTAATATTTTGTAAAGCATATTCTCCAATTCCTATATTTCGTTCACCTGTTGTATTTCTAAATAATGGTCCTAGACCAATACCTATATTATACTGACCACCTGTATTATTTGTTAATGCGGTATATCCAATAGCTGTATTATTACTAGCGGTATTTTTAAGTAATGCGGAAGAACCAATAGCTACATTTGTACTACCAGCTATATTTGTATATAATGATTGGTAACCAATTCCTACATTGAAATTACCAGTTTGATTAGAATATAAAGATTGATAACCAATAGCTGTATTATTCACACCTCCTGTTGTATTACTTTGTAATGATTGAAAACCAATAGCAGTATTGGTTGAAACATTCCCCCCTCCTCTACCAACTGTAATACTATTAATAGAAGCATCCATTGTTGTTCCAAAGTTGCCTGACACATCTAATGTAAAATTAGGACCAGTAGTTCCAATACCTACATTATTAGAAATAGTCGTAGGATACAAATTGTTTCCGGATAGTGTCCAATAAGAGTCTCCTATAGCACCTTGAGCTCCTGTGGGACCTAATTGTGTATACATTACTTGTTGAACAGTTAGTATTACACTAGGAATCTCCGGAGTTGTTGTATTATCAGCTACAATAATAACGTTAGTACTATCAACCTGATAACCTAAACTTAATGTTTCTCCACTTGGATTAGTTACTTCATAAAACCAATTCCATGCTGCTACTTCTCTTTCATTTGAACCACCTACTAAATCAACTTCTGTATTTGTCCAAGAAATTGATCCTGATGAATTATTTAACCAAATTAAAATATTATGTTTCCCACCTCCAATCTTGGAAATTTGGGCTGAGAATTGAATATTATATACACCTGGATTTTGAATTGTAAATTCTCCAGTAGCTGGAGTTACTAATACAACTCCATTATTAATATCGGTTTGGTTAACATATAAAAGTCCAGTTAGACCAGCAGGAGGAGTAATTCCTGTATTTCCATAAAATGAACCAAAATAACCTAAAGCACCACCAGCTCCTGTACCTCCTACTAATCCCTGTGCTCCTGTTGTTCCTTGGGCTCCTGTTGACCCTTGTGCTCCTGTTGTTCCTTGGGCTCCTGTTGCTCCTGTTGCTCCTTGGGCTCCTTGTGCTCCTGTGGCTCCTGTTGTTCCTTGTGCTCCTGTGGCTCCTGTAGCACCTTGGGCTCCTGTGGCACCTGTGGCACCTTGTGCTCCTGTGGCACCTGTGGCACCTTGTGGTCCTGTAACTCCAGGCGGAGTAAATGTAGTTTGTAAAAAACTGTAACCATTTGAACCCGTATTATATTGATAATTAATATATAATGTACCATTACCAGTTATATTTATTGTTAATAAAAGTTGTTGTCCTGTTGTAAGTGTAAAAGGAATACCTGCAGATGGTATACTTATAGAAGATATTGTGATTGATGATAATGAAATTTGTATTGAACTAGTTATATTTGTAATTACAGTTGATGGATTTGAAGCATCAACCAAATCTAATGTATAGCTAATGTTAACTGGAGTACCATCAGTAAGAGCAAATAAATTCAATGTATAAATTCCACCAGGAAATGTTCTACTACCAACTACAGATATATCAGTTAAAAATGTTTGAGTAGGTAGAGGAGGTACAGGAGGATATGATTGTTGATTTCCAGCTCCAGAAGTTTGTTGTGATGATAAATATTCATATGAAGTATTCGCTGGGGATTGTTGACTCCAATTTAAATATAAAGGAAGTCCGCCATTCCCTCCAGCTTGCCCGTCAGCTCCTGTTGACCCTTGAGCTCCTGAACCTGAACCATTTCCGGTATTAGTTGAAAATAAAGGTCTAGCATATGACATTATATAATATATAATAATAAAATCAAAGGAAATAAATTTAAAATAAAAGTATCTTAAATATAATCACTTTATATATTATATGAGTTTTGATTTGAATATTGATAATTACACAAAAAAAGAATTAGTGGAAATGTTTGATTTACCATCAAACTATGATAGAAATACTCTTGAAATGAAAGAATCCAAATTGAGAGAAAGTATTGTAAATAATAGAGAAATCAATACAAATACAAAAGAAAAAACAATTCAGTTTTTGGTTAAAGCAAAAAATATATTATTAATAGCTCCTAATAATCAATCTCCGCAAAATGGAGATTTAAAACAAAAAATTTTTGATTTTTATAATTCTAGTTATGACTTGAAAGAAACAAAATTAGAAGACCCACAAGAACACATGGTACAAATTAAACCTGAAAAACCATATTTATCATCATTCCCAAGTGAGTTTTTCCCAGGTGTTATTAATCCTTTAAAAAAGAGGACTATCAGAAGAAATTTGAATATTGACACCAGATTTAGAGAGAACTATTTTGGTTCTCCGTCTACTAATTTCAATTTTACATTGCCAACAACATTTGATAATGTTTTACAAATGCAGTTAACTGCAATAGAATTGCCAACTACTTATTACAATGTATCTAAACAATACGGTAACAACTTTTTCTCTGTAACCGCAAATACATCTACAGGTGTTGTTACTATTCCAGATGGAAACTATACTTATGAAGGCATCGTTAATGTAATAAATAATCAATTAGATATATTGGGTTATCCTTTTAATAAAGTGACATTCTTATTAAACATAAATAATAATTCTGGTAGCGGGCAAATGATGGTAGGACCATTGGACGCTTCATTAAACACATTATCCCTCAATTTTCAAGCAGATAGATTTGGAATTGATGACCGTAATACGCCATTGCCTTTAAAATTTGGCTGGACATTAGGTTTCAGAAATGGCATTTATACAAATAATTTAAATTATGTGTCTGAAGGTGTCGTTGATGTTACTGGTCCAAGATATGTTTATCTAGTGGTTGATGACCATAATAATAATGTAAATAATGGTTTTTACAGTGCGTTTAATTCGTCACTACTAAATAATAATATTTTGGCTCGTATAACATTACAATCACGTTTTTTTGATGTACAGCTTTCGAATAACTTGAATATAGTGACAACACCAAGAGAATACTTTGGACCTGTAAATATAACTACTTTAAATATTCAATTATTAGATGAGTATGGAAGAGTTGTAGACCTAAATAATATGGATTTTAGTTTTTGTCTAACTCTAATTACTGAATATGATATTAACTAAGAAAGAGTTAAAGCTCGCCTGTAGATTTATATTTTAACCATGAGGATGGTTGTTTTTTGGTACCACCATCATATTTAATAGCATATCTCTCAGTAACTAACCAATTATTTAAATGTAGTTCTCCTATAAAAACATCAGCTAGTATTCTGCCATATTTTTCCGTCTGAATATTTTGTAAAGTAACGTGTTTATTTAATATCAAATTAGATACAGCGTCTCTTGCTTGTTTAGCGGCTGTTTTTTCATCTTCGGATTTTCCTTTTATTTCTGGCGTGTCAATTCCGTTTAATCGAACCGCTAATCTGTATAAAGGCGAATCTGCAAAAGGCAACTTAGATGCGATTGTTATAGTATCACCATCATAAACTTTAATAACTCGTCCTCCTTGAATAGGAAAAGTAAATTCAACAGTGTCTTCCCACTTAATATCAGTACCGTCCTCCATATAGTTTTTAGTTATTTTAAAATTTTCATTTTTGGTTTCATCAATTATAACATTATTTGTATCAGGTGTTAGATTTTTAGTTTTATTTTTATTAAAATTAAAAATCGAGAAACGGTTTGGAAATGAAAACATTATATATAAATATAGCACCATGTGTTTATTACAATTTAAAAAAATATAAATTATAAATTAAATAATATTATAATATTTTATAATGTCAAGACCATTTAAACCATATATGGGAAAAAATACATTTGGAGTACTTAAAGAACCACAAGATGCAGGTGAATATACACTAAAAAAAAGAGCAGTTTATAGTTTTTGCCCTCCAAATGTTTGTGTTCCAAGTAGAACAGTTGTGACTCAAAACAATAAACTTTTATTAAGAGAAGCAAATCGAATTTATTTTAGTGATTGTCGAGACCCTTATAGTATAGCAAATTTGAATATTAATTTGGTAACAACGTTAGATTTAAGTGGTGTTCCGGTTATTCAACAAAATAATGTTACTAGTCCCCCTCCTACAATTCCTGCTTATTTAGATACAACTGCAGTGCCATATCTAGCTTATACAATTGACCCAAGTGGAAATTTATTTGGTAATACAGTTTGTGGAACAGATAATTTTCAGAATTATTTACGATTTAATCCGCCATATACAACTACAAATCCAGGCTATATTAATAGTTTATAATACAATACAATACAATAATCAAATAAACAATATTTAAGGAATACAGAATCCAGCAACTGTAACAAAAGTTATTGTAATAAAAGTAACTACGTCCAAATTAACTACAAAATTTAAAATATCCTTATTTATTTTTTCAAAATTACATCCTGTATCGTGTTTTTTTTCAAACTCTTTTTCGATTTTTTTAAAAAGCTGTTCAATATCATCTTTTTTTTCAATATCCTTTTTAATATCATCCTTTTTAATATCATTATAATAATCTACGGCATCATATTCATCATCATAAGTTTCTATTATTGGTACTAATTTTTGTATATTAATATCATCTCCATAAATTTCTATATCAACAAAGGCTCCCCATCCATTACCAAAATGGTAAGGTTTAAATGTATTTTGTAATTGTTTTTTCATTTTAATTGATGTTGTATTATATTATAATTATATTATTTCTATATGATTTGTTTCAATTTT